TTACTAGTGCTTTAAACATATCATTTCTTGTTCATCCAAGCAGTTGTACCCATATACGCTCCTACTATACCAGCTCCAGACAAATAAAACAAATTACTTATGTCTGATAACGCCTTAACACGTTCTACGTCAACGATAAACATAGCTAAAGTAAACGCACCCATAGCTATTAACGTGTATCTAGCCATACGTAGTTGTGCTAACTGCTTTCTTAATTGAGTTTCTGTTTCTTTCATAGCTTTAGCGTTTTCAATCTCTGCATCAGAGACAACACCATCACCATCTAGGTCATACTCATTATACTTGCTTTTTACTTGTAATTTCTTTGCTGCCATTTACTTTGCTATGCTCCTTAAACTTTCCATGACCTGATCTATGTTTGGCTCTTTACCATTCGGATTGAGCTTACACTTATATTTTCTAGGGCATCCAATATGAATATCAGTAAACTCTAATTCATATGTTCTTTGAGCTCCTACATAGACACATGCCATTTTATCTTTAAATACTTTTTGCATTTTTAACCTACAAGTTGTCATAATAGGCAGTATAATTTTTCCTTGTTGTATTTTTTGCTGTCGTGTGTAGTCTTTTGAGATATATTTATAGCCATCTGCATACGATTTGTTAAACCATATAGATGCTACTAACAACATAAATCCACCAACAAATAATACCAAAAACAACCAAGCAATACCTTCACCTATCTGCCGTCTCATCTGTTGTTGTTTATATATGGTTTCTTGTCTTTGTTTTCTTATCTGACCTTCCATATGTAAAAGTTCATTATATGCTTGCGGTCCATAAGTCATGTTCAAAAACATCTTGAGTTCGTATCTTTGTTCCTCAAGTTTCTTTTTTGCAGCGTACGCAGCCATCGCTGCCTCTTCGATAGAACCAGCTTTAAACAATTTACCAAACAAGGGAGGATTTTTAGCTTGTTTTTCTGCATTATCAACATCAGATACAGCTCCCATCCATCTACCGATATCGCCAGACATTTGTTCAATATCACGACCTACAGCAAATCCTTGCTTGATTGCAGAAAAAGCTTTGCTAGCGACACCTACTGCTAATGATATAGTTACAGGATCCATTACTCATTACCTTAATAATACCCCCACTAAGAGGACGATTGTTGTTCCTGCAGTACCTATCATAATATGCTCGATACGTTTAATTCTTAATATAGTTTCTTTCCATCTCTCTGCACAGACAGCTTCGTGTGTGTCTATCTGCGCTTTTACATCTGATACCTTCACGTATTAAGCTCCATACTTAGGCATACGACTGTCAGGAAATGTCTGTCCTGCACTTGGCTTACCTTGTGAGGTAAATGTCTGTGCAGTACCATCACTAGATAATCCTGTTAATGATACAACTGCTTCATCTCCACAGTTACTATGACTTTCTGATAATTTAAATGTGTTGGTTGCAGTTGAAATTACAAAGTATGTTGTGTCATTTACCAAGCCACCAATAACTGCTGCATTTTCATCATCAGAGTTAACACCTACATTATAATAAACTTGCTCATCATTTACAAAGCCATGCCCATTACTTGTGATTGTGTTATCAGATGTACTAACAACACTAGATGATGTTGCGTCTATAGTTTTAGCTGTCTGTGATGCACCTAATACTGTTTCATAACAAGCCTGTAATCCTGCAATATCAGAAGCATTACCTATGGCAGTTTTGAGTACAGTATAATTAGTTCTGACTGCTGTTCTGTATGCAGTTATCCCACTTGGTATTGCTGTAGATGTTTCTGACTTACGAGTTACATACCAATCTGTTTCTTTTAAGTAACTTGCAGATGCTTCTTTTGCTAGTTTTACTTTAGCACTTTTTAAATCTGCGAGTGGCTTTGGTAATAAAGCATCACCATCAGAGTTCCAACCATAGTAGTAAAAGTTATCAAAAGCACCTAATGGTGTTGGGTCATCTTCCCAAACCAAACCCCAAGCTTTTTTGCTTTGTGCTGTCCAAGCTGTTGACCAATTATGAGGATGTTTAAAATTGTCATCATCAACCCATGCTTTCCCTATTTTTATGGTTCTACCATTATGTTTCCAAGCCATTATCTTCTCCTATCTTGCATTTGCATATTTAAAGGGTGCTTCGGCAAATGCCATGTATACGTATGTGCCACCTGCATTTCTGTGACCAGCAGTTGTTCTTGCTTTAAAACCATTACTTAGAAAATCTACATTAGTGCTTAAATCACTTTCTTTATTAGTTGTGCCCGCATACAAAGTTGAAGAATTACCAGTTATTTCATTAAATGGTGATCTTGTTGTATCATTTATTACCCAATTATTTGCTGAATCTGTTCTCTTAACCATAACCCAAGCGGGGCGGAATCCCAAATAAACAAACGCACCATCATCATCACCATTTCCAACATAACTGCCAAACTTTGAGTAACCCTCTATATCTGCGAAACAAAAGGCTAACATACTAAGGTCATCATTAATGCCATCATAATCGCCTAAAGTGATAACATTTTGATCTGGTGCTGTATTATTCCACCAAGCATTTACGTCACCAGTATTAGTTAAGACTCCACCAGTAGAATTTAATTCTAATAATTGATTATTAGCTTGTAAATTAGGAAACCAAACAACCCAACTAACTGCCAAATCTCTGTTCTTCATGATTATCATATCAGGCTTGACACCTAATCCGTGACCGATAGTAGCACCTCTGGTTTTATTACCTTCAAAAGTAACAATGCTAAACCCTGCAGTTGTGTTTGCTTGTACTGTACTAGCTATAGATGGAACACCACTTGAAACACTACCTACTCCAATAGTTGAGGTTGTGCCACCATTTGCTTTCCATAACCAATCAACAAATGTGTAATTATTTTGATTTATATTATCACCAGTTCCTATTGTATAACCAGTAGACGTTGGTGTCATGTAGTAGGTACTAGCACCTGTATTTTCTGCTGCAGTTGTGTTTGACTGTAGAAAACTATAGTTATAAGTAAGAGAACTAGAAGCAATATTATGATTAACTGTATGAGAACGAGTTTTTGTCCATAAAAAATCAGGTTTAAATCCTAAAGCTTGTGTTGCTTCTGAACCAGTTCCAGTTCTTAGTACAACATCAAAATGGTTATCAGCTTGTGTATTAGCATTAGGACCTATGGTTGGTTCTGGTAGGTTAGCTGTGCATAATGCCAGATAGCCTGATGGTGGTGTATAATAAAAATCTCCTATACCCTCACCATCTGATGCTGCTGCTGACCCACTAGTTTTTTCTCCTGCAAAACTTGAATCTTGTCCAAAATTCCAATAAGAATTATCTGCACTTGCTTGACCAGTTGCTGCATAAGTTTTCCAACCTGCACCATTTGGGTCATCTAAAGAAATTGTGTTCCCAGTTTGGCTACCCCCTACATAAAATTTAATTGTATTATTATCTGCATCAAAAGCACAAGCCCATACTTCCCCTGCTGTCATACCAGAAGGACTAGTATCCTCTGCAGCATTACCACTTGTATTTGTATAATAAACTATACCATCATTTCTAAATATTGCTTTAGGAGCAGATGCAGGTTCAATAAAACTTGCACCATTTACTACACCAATATGGTGGTTATAAGTGCTATTTGTATCTTTAATAAAAATCTCCCAATACCATTTGCCATTTTCCATAAGTATAGTACTACAAGTGCCTTGATTAGCTGCACTAGCATTGTATAGATGTAAGTTACCTTCTTTTAATTCAAATTGGTTATCATAACTGCTACTTGCTCCATGAATAGGATTTAAAGTAGAAAAATTATTCTCAGGACTATCAGGCATATTTGAGTCATGTGAACTCATATTAACATTTAAAAAATGATTACTATTTTTTGTATCTGCTCCTATTGTTGAACTTGATGCTGTTGAACTTCCATCACCAGTTTCTTTAAACTCTAGTCTAAAACCATTATTACCATAAGCACCAGAATAAGCTTTAGGTATACATACACCATTTTTTATTTCAATAAATTCATCAAGAATACCATTAGTATCGCCAATTTGTGTTCCATCTACAAAATTAACATCTGCTAGATAACCATCTAAATACTTAGTATTTCCAGTATATTTCCCAATATTGTGCTGATAATCATTGTTAATAAAAAAATCAAAATTCTGTGGTATAGGGTCATAATTTTGGTAAATAGAATCTTGTAGAACACCATTCACATAAACTCTTACTCTGTCAATATCAGTGTAAGTACCAGCTGTATCAGCTTTTGTAGTATCAACTGCAATAGCTACATGATACCAAGCCTGTGTCTTTAAGATATCCACTATATGCTCTGCCGTAATCAACTCCACCAGTATAGGTATACCACCTTATATCTTGTGTATTACCATCAATATAAAAAAAACTAAAATTAGTAGAATTTGTTCCTGCTGATAAAAAAGCCTGATTTTGTCCAGTATCAACATTACCTCTTTTATACCAACAACTAAAAGTAAATTTTCTTGAATTAGTTGCCCCATCAAAGCCAGAATTTTTTCTTAAATAAGAAGTACTGCCGTCGTCAAACCTTAATGACTGAGTAGCAACACCATTATAGAAAGCTCCATGTTCTTCACCTACACCTGTATTTGATAAAAGACTCATCTTAAATTCCTATTTTAAACTAACGCTTGTGACACGGATAAAAATATTGTGTCATTACCACTTGCCGCCTTACAAAAGTAAGATACCATATATGTACCAGTAACTTGTAATACAGCTAAGGAAGCTGCTGATATGTTAACACTAGCGTGCATTGAAACACTATGATTACCAGCATTAACAAAAATGACAGTACCAGATTGCCCAATAGCAGGGTTTGTAAAAGTAAACACTGTGTTGTTCGCAGTGGTGGTAGAAATAAAATTATTACCTAATGCTAGGTTCGCTGCTTCATTAGTTGACCCATCATTCAGAATCATATTATGTGTTGTTAAAGTTGAAGATGTTGCTCTGCCAACTACCTTTATATCATCAGCTACTGTTACAAGTACATTTTCATCTATTGATAACGCTGGAGTTGTGCCTACAGCAGAGCCTTTACCTATTACAAGGTCATCTGCACTATCATCTAATCCAACATAAAAGTCTTGAGCATTACCATCAAATACTAATTTTGTATCTTCTGCACCAGCATCACCTATTGTAAGAGATGGTGCAGTACCACCTAGAATAAGTCCAGCATTATGCACATGAGTTAAGGTTACTTCACTATCCGCTCCAAACTTGATTACAGAAGCATCTGATAATAATAGTAAGTCATCTCCAATGACAGCGTCTTTTGCTACACTTAAACCACCATCTGTTTGTAATGATCCGTCTGTTGTGCTCGTAGCATCTGTTGTATCGTCTGTGACCATTCTTCCTGTAGAAGTCATAACACCACTTACAGTAAGGTTTCTTATGCCTGTATAATCTTTATTTGAGTCTAGTATAACTGCTTTGGAAGCTATGGCAGTACCGACAGCAGTTGAGCCTAAGTCAAGAGCATTAAGTTCTCCTACTACTGCTGTTATACCGTCTAAGGCATTAAGTTCTGCCGCAGTTGATGTAACACCATCTAGTATGTTTAGTTCTGCCGCAGTTGATGTAACACCATCTAGTATGTTTAACTCTGCTGTTGTGGCTGTAACACCATCAAGAAGATTAAGTTCCGTTGCTGTAGATGTCACTGCTACATCTTCATTAATTTTAGGACTTGTAAGTGTTTTGTTTGTTAACGTATCTGTTGTACCTGTTCCCACAAGAGTAGTTGTCGCAGTTGGAAAGCTTATAAGAGCTTCAGAATGATTAATTTTGTTAGAACCAAGTACAATAGCATGATTACCCATATAATCATGGCTTGAACACTGATAGTACAGTATGCTTGGAGTATCCTCATTTACAGCTATTTGTAGGTATGTGCTAGTTGTTGTAACCCCTGTTGTATACGCTGTAGTTTTATCTGCATCCAAATAAAGTCTAAATGGATGACTAGACATGTCACTTGAACTAAGAGTAAATCTATAACAATACTGTGAATTAGATGTTACGTTGTCAACACCATGTAATGTTAAAGCAGGTGCCTCAACACCATTTATAAAATATGCACTACTACTCCCATCTCCATAATAAGGATGTGCCGCTGTTTTAGTTGTTACCGTAACTGCAAAATTTACAGGTGCTGATGAGCTTCCATATATACCTGCGTGAGAATCGGCAGAACTTATGCCTACATCTTCTAAATCCTTGCCTTGTGCATCTAAGTCACCACCTAGTTGCGGAGTGCTATCATTTACAATATCGTTTGCATCTGATGTAGCAAGACCATCTATTAAAACACTTCTTGTAATTTTTTTAAGTCCACCACCTGAAGTATCTACTGCTAATAATACATCATCACTTGCAGCAGTGGATATTGCGGTTAAAGAACCAACTGCTACAGAATTAAAGTTTGTACCGTCTGCAATCAACAAATTACCTGCAGTGTTTGTACCCATAGTAATGTCATCACCTGAGACTGTTAAGTCACCTGTAACTACGACATCACCACTAAATGTAGCTTTACCATTAAGTGCCATATCAATGTCAAGAGCAGTAATAGCACTAGAATCATCTGTTCCTTTTATTGCAAAGTTTTTATCAGCAGTGCTAACTGTTAGTTCTGCGTCACCTGAATTATTAGCTATATCAAGTATAGATGTGCCATCATCTTTAAATGTAACGTTAGCGCCATCTGCATCAAGTACAATATCTCCACCTGAATTTAAAGTGACTGTAGTGCCTGCTAACTCAGCAGTTCCATCTGCTGTTATAGTAATATTAGCCGCCGCTCCTGCGGCATCAGTAGTTACAATAGTTAATGTACCATTAGTCCCTGCAGTAAACACAGCTGTATCACTCGTATCGCCAGTCATAGTGATAACTTTACCATTTATGTTTATGCTATCTATGGTGGCTTCATCTGCTACAAGAGTATCAATATTTGCCGTACCATCTAAATGTAAATTTCTCCACTCCTGACTGGCAGAACCTAAGTCGTATGTATCGTCTGTATTAGGTATAATAGAACTATTTACGTCTGCTCCGAATACGACATTATCAGCCGCAGAATCTCCTAAAGTAAGTGTGCCACCATTAAATGTAGTTGTGCCTGTTACAGTGGCGTTGCCACCCACAGTTAAGTTACCACCAACATCTAAATTACCTGTGATACCAGTTACTGCTTCTACTACGTTAGTACCATCACAAAACAATATACTTGTATTTCCATTAGATACAGCTATACCACTACCTGATGCGGTCTTGACTGTAACTGTTTGCCCAGCTCCATTTTTAACAATAAATATTTTACTAAGCGCAGGACATATAAGTGTAGCTGCACCACTTAAATCACTAGTTGTGTCGGTAAGAAGTAGCATGGCAGCCCTAGATTCTGCTGTGGTACCGTTTGCTGTTGACAATGTAGCAGAGTTACCACTCCACGTATTTATTGTTTTTAATCCTGCTATTGCCTCTTCTACCATAGAAGTTATGTTGTTGTTTACAACATCCCCCCAAGAACCACTCAGTTCTCCTTGAGTAGGTAGGGCAATTTTTAAAAGAGTGCTAAATGCTGTTGCCATTTATAAAACCTCACTGTTAGTTATATTATTATACCAACAACTTAATATGTGCAATAGTTTCATATCTACCTCGTTAAAAGACGCGTATTATTGCGTTGTTAGCATCAGCTATAGGAAATGATATTACAAAGTCTGCTGAACTAGTTTGTTTATCTTCTCCAAAATTAATTACTGCTATCGCAGGATTACCTGTTGCACTCTTATAAATCAAAGCTCCTCGAGCTGTAATGGAAGAAGAACTCCAAGTAGTATCCGAAAAATCTAGAAAGGCTGTTGTGCCTGATAACGCAGGATTTGCTGCTATGCTAAGAGTGTTACCACCTGCAGTGTAACCCGTGCCTGACACTTCGTTAGTTGTACTGTACGCTGTAGTTGCCGCACTTAAAGTAGCGGAGGAAGTATATAAGGCAATTTTAAATGTTTGAGATGTGTCGCTACTGAAATCCATCTCTCCATTTAGTAGAGCAGTCTTAAATGATGAGCACATAGCTTGTGTAATTGCCATCTATCTCTCCTAACCTACATTCGTCTTAAATTGTCCAGAACGATATACATCTTGTCTAAGTTTACCGTCACCAGTTTGTTTAAGTAAAGTTATAGCTTGCAAGAAATGCTTGTCATATAAAGCTATCATATCAGGTTCACCCTTTTGGAATCGTATAGCCTCAAGCAATGTGCCGTTTAACAACGCTGTATCAAAGTTATCTCCAAGATATGTACCCCCTGCAGTAACAATAGACGTAGGATATTTTGCATATATATGTTCTAACGTGTAATTAGCATCTGGAATTGGAGAAAACATAAATTTTACATTTGAACCTGAAGTGCTGTGGTAAGCATAAAACTTTGGTAATCCACGTTTAGCAGTTGTAGTTACAGGGTATGCCTCTCTTAAAAAATTAGAATCTTTATTTAATAAAAAAGTTTGGGTATCGTTATTTACTATCGCTAAACTATAAGTATATAAATACCCGTCAGGTGTAGTGTACAGCTCATTACCAGCGGTTAAACTACTGCTATCTACATTACGCATTGCTGGTAAATCTACAGAACTAAGTATCTTCTGTTCTGCCTGCTGTGCAAATAATGCGTGTTGATCTGCTGTAAACGTCTGCTCACATATTTCTTCTACGTTTGCTTTTAAACTCGTATAATTCATAATCTATGCCTTAAAAGAATAACCTTGAGTAGCTGCACCTATACCTCTGGCTTTAATTTTACCTTTGATTAAACCTCCACCACTATACTTTTCAGCCATAGCTGGATTCATTTTCTGTTGTACACCTTCAGGCAATTTAGAAAAGCCCTTCATGTTTTTCGGTATACTTCCACCAGGGGCATAACCTTTTGGTTTTTTCATCCCAGGATTGTTAATTTGTTTTCCCATACTAGATCTATTCATATCTTTCTCCTTATGAAGTGGTTACTGTTACTTGCCCCACAGCCATAGATGCAGCGAAGCTTAATTTGTTAAACTCAGAACCTGAATATATTAACGCCCTACTGGCTGCATAGCCAGCAAAATCAGGTCTTGGATCACGTATAGCTTGAGGATCATGCACAGGAAACATACCTTGTCTATTCTGTGGGTGGTCAGGACCCCAACATTCTATACATGCTTTTAGGTTAGTATTATTACCCCTTACTATTAAATCACGTAATTCTTTTAGTTTGTATCTAAATCCGCATATATCACATTCGGCTAATGCTTTATTGTTAGTTGCAAACCTATTTGACATAGTTAAATCCTATTAATCCTAGGAACAAAATGTTCCGACGTTTTTTCTCTATCTTCTCCAGCAGCTAAGTTATACTGCTCATCATACGCTGCCTTCAACATGGTTATTCTATCTGCTAGTTCAGGTACCTTCATAGATATATGATATGCTAGTCCTGCTACCAAGCAAGGTAGAAATCTGAAATTCATATCTGCTGTTTCTGCACCATTACCAGCATCTTCTACTCTTCTCATTCTATAATATACAAATGTATAGCTAGTATCAGGTACAGGCCAGAGGTTTATTCTAGGGGCTGCGGCTAAACGTTCAACCCATACCTGAATTGGTCTACCCCTTGTTAACTTGTTAGGGATTGATGCGTAAGTACTCACACCTATACGACTTATGGTAAGATCGGACTGTGTAGTGGTATTACCTGCATTTGTACGTATAACATGATCGAGAAGATCTATAGTATCTGCAGGGAGAGTGTATTGAGATGTACCAGCTGACACAGCTTGTGTACCCTCTTCTATAGTCCACATATTAATACCACGATTCTGCCACTCAATAGTCATTAGATTCATGGATCTGCGAGCAGTTCTTAAATCATAACCTGAACGCATCTCTCTGCCTGCACGTTCCCAAGCCTCTTCAGCTATCTCCGTGAAGTCCATGTCAAATGCGGTTGTGCCTGATGTAGCCATTATTTATCTCTTTCCCATTTACGAGAAGCGTCTATAACTTTTCGTCTTTCGTGCAATCTTAGTTGGCTGTTTAGCCACTTGTTTTCCTCTTTTAGTTGCTTTTCGCTTTTTAGCCGTAGTGGCCGCGTATTCTTTACTAGATAAAGCTTTAATCGCCTTTTCAGGTAAATAACGTTCGCCAGTTGCCTTTGACCCTTGTGTACTAGGTTTACCACTTTTGGTTCGCCATTTCTGTTTACCCCATGCCTTTAAGCTCCTTTGCGACTTCTTTAACGCCATTAACCCTTATAACCTCCACCAGCTTTCTTATAAGCTTTAGCCATCATCTGAGCCTTACGTGCAGACCACTGACCAGGAGCTCCACCTTTACCACCAGCTTTTATCCTATTAAAGATACGCTTACGTAAAGATGGCTTAGTGTAGTTGCCAGCTTCGTTGACTCTACTTTTACTTTTCTTCTTTACAGAGCCACCTTTTTTATAGCAAGTAGCTCTGGTATGATAAGATCGCATTACAATCTCCTAGATATATCTAGTTGGACGTACGCCTTGTTTGACGATGCCACCACCTCTATACTTTATTTTAGTCATGCCACCACCCATCATTTTCTTTTTAGGTTTTAACATACCACCACCCATCATTTTCTTTGGATTGTTACGTCTAGCTTCAAAGGCTTTGTCACTCATCTCTGGACCTTTTTTATCTCTACGAGTCTTACCTTGCATCATGTTCATGTAATCTCTTAAAGATAAACCAGACTTTTCTAACTGCTCCTTGGTAACAATAGGAGCTTTTTTGGTCTTTTTAGCAGGAGCTTTTAAACCTCTAGTTGATTTTTCTGTGGCATCCATCTTTGCAGATTTCTTAGCGTCGCTTGCTATCTTACTCATCTTGAGCGTATTCTTCGCAGGAATAGTTTTAGGATCTCTATTACCACCCTTCATGTCTTTGTTACCCACTGCCTTCTTTGGTTTTTTTGCAAAGTCGGTTACACCTAACACACTCTTTGTATTTGTTTTGTTAGT